CCAAATACTAAATGCTCTTTTATGTTCTGATGTAGGCTGTCCTTTTGAAACACCTGGTTTATCATCCCACTCCCAAAAATAGCCACCTTCATATACACCCCAGCCAGTTTGTATACTAGCAGGATCAATAAGAATATGAACTAAATCTTGATGAGCCTCTTCTCCAACCATCCAACATTTATCTGCACTGCTATGTTTTATAAAAACATTATCACTGCTTGTATTAATACCCAAAATATCCATAAATTACTCCTTTAATGTAATATTGGTTGCGCTTCATTGCGCCATTTTTCAACTAATACATATCTGAATTCAGATACATATTCATCAAAACTTAGTTTAATTCTTATATCAGTTTCTAAATATTCTAAATATTCTAAAACACAGAACTCTGAAAATCGTAAGTCTTTATTCGCCTCTGTTGACATAAGCATTAAAAATTTTATTCTTTTTTATTATATCTATAAAATCATCCCATTTGCATGTAAATATCTTATTGTTATCTTTTGGCTCATCTTTTAGTATCGACCAAAAAGGCATAGCAACTTCAATAGGGCTTCTATTATATTTATAAACTAAAACAGGAATTCTTGACTCGCCGGCTGATATGCATACTTGATCCCACCAGCCAGTTTTATAACCTTTGCCTTCAGCATAACATTTGCATTCAATAGCATAGTTTAAAAAATTAATATCACATTCTCCTTTTTTGTACATCTGTTCAAAGTTTCTTGTAATGTGTATATCTGCATTATGTTCGTCTGAAAATTCTTTTAATAAGTTAACAATTTTTCTTTCAAAAGCGGCCCCTTTGTTTCTGCTGTTAACCATTTCTTTTTTGTAGCTCTCTGTTACATTTAAGTTTTATTTTTGCTGTTGTATTTTGATCAGCAATTAAATCTATAAGCACTTTAATAGAAGCAGTTTTAAGGTAATAATGTTCAACCTCATACTTACCTGTTTTCTTACTTTTTATCTTTGTTGACTTTCTTATTTTTTCCGGCATTTTTAAATATTTTATCCCAGTTATTATCTATTTTCTTTTTATCTTCAGGTCTACGTTTTGAACCTTTACCGCCATGCCATTTAGACATTATCTTTTAATTCTTTAAGCAATAATTGCTCAACAACAAATATCATTTTTTTACCATGCTTATCACAGTATTCTTTTAGTAACTTATGTGTTTCAGGTTTAACCCACACAGCTTTCATTTGACTATCCATATTTTTTAATCCTTAAAGTTTTTGCCCTAACCTGTCTTGCTTCTTTTGCAGGAGTTATCTTTTCAGGTTGAGCTTTATAATTAATCATGGGCCACATGATTGTATGTTGGTTAGTTTGGCCTCCGTCAGCATCTTGTATTAAGTCTTTTAACATAACTTCAAATTTATCTATATCTTCATTAAGTAATTTAATATGTTCTTTTTTATTTAAGATAGCTTCACAAATTAAATCAGCTTCGCGCTCTAGAGTTATTATATCTTTATTAACATTTTTGTATACTATGTTTGCATCAGCACTTGAAGAAGGTGCATAATATTCTTTATGTTTTACTCTATGATCAAAGTCTAACACAAGTGATTGCAATTCTTGCTGAAATTCAGGCTTCCTAGAATATAAGTATATTTTAAAGTCAGTTGATTGCCATAACACAATAACGGCTGCCCAGCTATAGCCAGTACATTCCATTAAACCTTTAGCTTGCAATACGCCTCGCCATTCTTCTAAATCATTAGTAGATGCATTACGAGTAGCTTTGCACTCAATAACGCCAGGCCCATCTAATACAATCGTTTCTTGCTCAGGAATAATTACATAATCAAGATCACCATTTTTAAATGTTAATTCATGCGCTATACAAGTAGCGTCCAAAGAACCTGCAAGGGGGAGTGTTGGATGTAATACAGGTTCTTCGTAGTCTACTTTTACGCTTTCAAGGCCTAGTATATTTTTAGCCTCTTCACATAAAACTGGTTCTAATATATCGCCCATACGTTGTAGCATAAGCTGAGGAGTTTGTTTAGGCATTTCACCTTCACTTGCTTTGATTGCTGTATCGAGCCATTCGTTTCTTGATTGATATTGACTGATTCCTTTTATATAAGGCAACGTTGAACAGCTTGCTTGATCATATCTTGTTTTTTTACCTACCATAATTACTCCCGTAATATAAATCAGCTATTTGATTTAATGATAAATCAGAAGGATATATGTGTGTTTCTTCTTCTTTATTTATATGCCGATCTGTTATTTTAATTGTTCCATCGTTGTATATAATTTTTGTGTATTTATGATCACCCCAATTATTAATTTCAAGCAGTTTAATATTTTGTGACCAAGCAACAATTATTGCTATATCTTCAACTGGAATCATGTCGTGTAAGACTTGTGAATAGCTTTTAATTTTTTATATAGATTAACAAAATCTTTTTCTGAATACTCTGCATCGTCATAATGAAAGACAGTAGTTTCGACAGGGTTTTCAATTGGATTGTCTTCAACAACATTTAAAAACCACAATAAAAAAGTAACTTCTGATTTATTCAATTTGCGTTGACTTAGATTTAAATTCATGTTTTAGCTCCCATTAAATATGCTATTTCAGTTAAAGAATCACGAACTACATATTCTTCTGATCCTACTTGAACTTTGTTTTCCCCTGTTAAAAAGTCTTTGTAATAACCTCGTACGGCTCGCTTAGGTATTATTAAAGGTTTTGTTTTACCAACTTCGTTTAAATGTATGTTCATTATGCTTTCCCCATTTGTAATAAATATAGTAACCATATACAGGTTATCATTCCTAATATTGCTAAGCGCATCATTATTTCGTGCTTCATTACTTATCCTCCTTTAAATAAGCATCTACTATTCTGTTAAAAAACTTAGACGACCATTGTGTGTAAAATACTGATTTCAATAACTCATAATGCTTGCCCTCTTTTTTTATTAAAGCATCATGTAATTTAGGATCTTGATTTACAACTTTAGCTAATCTTTTTACATATTCAGCTTTAGTTGTTTGATTTCCTCTGCCTGTCTTTCCTACTCCTAACATTACTTACTCCCCATAGTTAATTGAACTTCATGTCCTTGTTTGATCAATCTTGCCTTCTTTTTTCTCATGACTGTTAGATCGTTAGTCTTAGCTGCTAGTGCCCAACCAAAGTTAGGCACATTTACTTTTAGTGTATATCTAGTCATGTTATTTAACTCCTTAATTTTATTTAACATAAACAAATTATATCAAGTTATATATAATTGTATACCTTTTTATATGTAATTATTTATATTATATTCGAGGCTTATAAAGTAATATTAGTAAGAGGCTGATAATAAAATATTAATACTCCTTACTCAATATCTCCGTATTTTTAATCAGCCTCACTTATGATCGGTCGAACGACAGGAACTGATGATAAGTTGTCTAATGTTTCACGAAACGTATCTATTTCTAAAGTATCTGTAATAATTTTTTTATCAAACGTAAAGTAGGTTTGCGAGCTGCAATTTGATTTAAATAAAATACGTTTTTCAGGCATAAACACAAATGCAAGAATATCACAATGATAGTTTTTATATATTTGACTTTGGTTCCTGGAATTATCAGATACAAAAACATATTTACCTTCTGGTGTTTTTGTTCGTGCTTTGACTTGTACAGTATACATAGCCGGACCTAATTCACATACTAAGTCAGCGGGATGTTTATCTTGGCATGGAAAACAGAAGTCGCAATATTCCAGCAAGAATGTCTGTACTAATGATTCGGCAAATGCGCCTATTCGAGAATTGTTTTGGTGTTCGTCTGAACTTTTGGTTGGCATTTTTTTAACTCTTCTGAATTAAATATTGCACGTCTCCCAACTTGTTGTGCATATTTAGAATTTAATAATTCCTTACCCGCTTCTTCCCATTCTCCTAGTTCCATATAAGCCCTGGTTTTTCGAAATGCAAGCCATGTATTTATTCCCATATTAAATACTAGGTCCATAATAATAGCCTTAGCTTCTTCTGGAAATGTAGCC